GCTGACCACCGCTGCCAACCTGTCGCAGACCTCTCTGGAGCAGATGCTGATCCAGATTCGTCAAGCTGTTGACAACAACGGCAAGCGCATCCGCCTGACCCCCGAAAAGCTGGTCGTGAGCCCAGCCAACGTGTTCCAGGCCGAAGTGCTGCTGAAGTCTGTCCTGCGTGCAGGTACCGGCAACAACGACATCAACCCAATCAAGTCGATGGGCATGTTGGGTGGTGGCCAAGCTAACCTGTCTCGTCTGACTTCGAACACCGCCTGGTGGGTGAAGACCGACGCGAAGGTCGGCCTGCAGCTGATGATGCGTCGCAAGCTCGAGAAGAGCATGGAAGGTGATTTCGAAACCGACTCCATGCGCTACAAGGCGACTGAGCGCTACATTCCAGGCTGGACTGACCCACGTACCGTATACGGTACCCCAGGTCTGTAAACCAAACGGGGAATCGGCTTCGGTCGGTTCCCCGATTTTCAAACCTTTGTCAAGCTTTTCAAGGAGAAGACAAAATGCCGCAATTTTCAGACGACCTCTTTTTAGGGTCCGCCACAACCGAGATGGGCATGACCATCGTTGGCGATCCCTCCCCAATGTCCCAAGGCGTTGGCCCTCTTGGCCGCATCTACGTTTGGGACACCGTTCCGCTTGCCAAGGGCAATGCAAACATCGCCGCCGCTTCCGTGTGGACCAGCTCCATTACCCTGACCGCTGGCACTGGCGTGACTGCAACTACCAACGCAGCCGGCACCTCTGTGCTTCAGCTCGACGTCCCCCGTGTCGTGACGGTCACGACAGGCGCAGGTACGCCAACTAGCCGCAACGTGACCATCAGCGGTTTCGACATCTATGGCCAGCCCATGAGCGAAGTGATCGCCACCGGCACCGTGGCTTCGACCACGACTGCTGGCAAGAAAGCCTTCCATCAGATCAGCAGCGCAACGATCAGCGGTTCTCCAGTGGTAACCGTGTCTGTAGGCACCGGTGACGTGTTTGGCTGCCCTGTGCGCTTCACCAACCGTGGCTATTTGGCTCGTGTGGGCTGGGACAACGTCTTGGCTGGGGACGCAGCAACTGTGGTTGTTGGCGATACCGCAACTGCAACTACGACGACAGGCGATGTCCGTGGCACCGTGGCACCATCCTCGGCAGCCGATGGCGTTAAGCGCCTCGTGGTTGCTGTGCTGTTGCCTGCATTGGCGGCTGGTCCTAACGCGACTCGCGCTGGCGCGCTTGGCGTAACTCAAGGCTGATAGGAGAATACCATGGCAGATGCAGTAGCAACTCAAACCATCTTTGATGGGGAGCGCATGGCGATCCAGAAGTTCACGAACATCTCCGATGGTACTGGTGAAAACAAGGTCCTCAAGGTCGATGTGTCGGCCTTGCTTCCAAACAACCTGGGTATTGCGTGCAATGGGGTGACTATCACCAAAATTCACGCAAGCACCCATGGTATGGAAGTGCTGATGTACTGGGGTGCAACGACAGACGTACTGATCTACACGATTCCGCAAAACAGTCAATACACCTTCGACTTTGAAAAGTTTGGTGGCTTGACGAACAATGCGGGAACCGGTAAGACGGGCGACATCCTGTTCAGCACGGCAGACGCATCAAACGGGGACTTGTACACCATCACCCTCGAGATGGTCAAGCACTATCCCAACCCTTATAACAGCATCTGATCATGGCAAACGTCAAGATCACAGACCTCACGTCAGGCACGACACTTGTCGGCACAGAGCTGTTCGAGGCAGTTCAGTCGGCATCTTCTGTCAAGCTCACGTCAACCCAGATCAAGACCTACTGCAGCGAAGATCCAATCTTTGTTGTCAGCGATACGGCCACCAACACGCCATCGACTGCTGCAACCCTGCAGCACACGTCGTCTGGCACCGTGGCCCCAGGCATTGGTGTCCGCTTGGACTTCGAGTGCCAGACTGCGTCGTCGAACAACGAGATTGGAGCCCGCATCGAGGCTGTGGCAACCAACGTCACGGCTACGACGGAAGCCTTTGACCTGATCATCAAGCTGATGACCGGCGGCGCCCTGCCAACGGAAGCCTTGAAATTGACCAGCGCGGGGGTCCTGTCGATCACCGGCAACAGCCTTATTGTTGCCAACAGCCGAACGCCTGCTTCTGCCAATGCACCAGGCATTGCCGGCACGATTTGCTGGGACAGTAGCTACCTCTATGTCTGCATTGCCACAGATACCTGGAAACGGGTGGGGATTGCAACATGGTAAACGATCACAAGTTCGGCAAAAATGGCCAGACTGTGTTCGTGGCCAAAGGTGGTGCTGTTTGGGCCCGCAAGGAAGGGCAAAACCCCAAGGGCGGACTTAACCAGAAGGGCCGCGACGCCTACAACCGACAAACGGGCGGCAATCTCAAGCCCCCGGTATCTGCCAAGCAAGCAGCAAAGAGCCCAAAGGCCGCCTCAAGGCGCTCGAGCTTTTGTGCTCGCATGTCTGGCATGCCGGGCCAAATGAAAGACGACAAGGGTCGACCGACACGGAAAGCCCTTGCCCTCAAAAAATGGGACTGCTAACATGATCGGACAAAAGATGGCCTTCAAACGTGGAGGCAAAGTAAAAGCACCTTGGGATAAGCCAAGGCCAAAGGACCTGCCCGCTCCTAAGAAACTCTCGCCTGCTGCAAAAGCCGGCGCCAAGGCAGCCGCGAAAGCAGCCGGACGCCCCTATCCCAATCTCGTTGACAACATGCGGGCTGCCGCAAAAAGGAAATGACATGGGAAAAACCTTGAAATACGGCGAGTTTTCATTCGCTGCGCCAAAACAACGTCCGACTACTGGCTCATACCGATCCACCAAAGGCATCTCGAAGTCAGTCTACGATCAGCCGCACGGCATGAAAGACGGCGGTTATGCCAAGGGTGGTCAGAAGATGACCGCGAAGCGCGAGCCGGAAGCTGTGGTTAAGCGCGAAGTGGCTCTTTTGAAGAAGGCTGGCGCCCCGAAGGCCCTGATTCAGCACGAGGTGCGTGAAGTCAAGGGCGAAATGGACACTCCGGCCACTAAAAAGGCCGAAGTTGCCATGCTCCGCAAGGCCAAGGCGCCTTTGCAGATGATCAAGCATGAGATGACTGAGCCAACCGCCATGAAAAAAGGCGGAAAGGCCTGCTACGCTGAGGGCGGCAAGGTCAAAATGCAGAAAAAAGTGGGCAAGGTCATGTCCGAGTTCAAGGAGGGGACCCTCCACTCAGGCAAAGAAGGCCCGGTGGTCAAGAATCCCAAGCAGGCTATTGCAATCGCCCTGTCCGAAGGCCGTAAGGCCGTCAAAAAAGCCGACGGAGGCCAAATTGCTGAGCAACGTCAGCAAAAAGCCACGCGAGATGAGGCCGATGAGGACATCTTGTCGGAATTGAGCCGCAAGTATGGCTCGGCAATCACCGAAGGTGAGCAGTCAAGGGCCACTCAGGGTGCCCGTGAGATGGACATGATCCGGAAAGCCCAACAGGCAGACCAAATGATCCGTCAGAAGTCCCGCACCACCGAGACCCCTGAGGAGCGGGCAAGGATGTTGGGCCGACCAGCCTATAAAAAGGGCGGTTCTGTGGAATCCAAGCTGCAGAAGCATGCAAATATGCCCGCCAGCATGGCCCATGGTCCAGGAGCAGCCGCCAAGCTCAAACGAGGTGGCGTTCCAACGTTCTCAAAATTGCCCAAAATTGGACGAATGAAGTAAAATTTAACGAACCATTCCGGGTCTGCCGAATCGGCAAACCATCAATTTTCATGAGGAGCAGATCCGGTGGCAGTTTCAGGCACAGTTAGTCAGACGGTATTCAACACGCGCAAGGTCGTCGACCATGCGTTTCGTCGTTGCCGTCTGCCTCCTCAGGGCGTCAGCTCTGAACAGCTGCAAATTGCTCTTGAGAACCTTTACCTGATTCTCAGTGCCCTGGCCAATCGAGGCCTGCAGCTCTGGTGCATCGAGCGGTACTTGATGCCTCTCTATGAGGCTCAAGGCCTGATCGAGATGCCTGATGGCATCGTCGACATTCTCAACACCAACCTCCGCACCCTGCAGCAGGTCAGTGGCACTGAGACCCAAACGTCGACGGCCGTCACGACGCAGTTCAGCACAGATACCCAGGTCACGACCGTTGGGATTCAGTGGTCTGGCGCTTCGGCACCTCTTGCATTCGAAACATCCAACGACAATGCAACGTGGACCACGGTTGCAACCGAGGCCAATCCAAATGCTGCAGTCAATACCTACTCATGGTTTGACATCGAAGGGTCCCTAGCGACCCTCTATTTCAGGGTTCGCTCAACATCTGGCAACTTGAACGCAGCAGAGGTCTTCTTAGGCAACACGCCTACAGAGATTCCAATGGCTCGCTTGAACCGTGACGACTATGTCAACCTGCCCAACAAGCAGTTCCAAGGCCGTCCGTTGCAGTTCTGGGTAAACCGCCAACTAAACAACCCGATCTTGTATCTGTGGCCTGTGCCGTCTTCCCAGTTCGAATCGGCGCAAGTCGTCGTCTGGGTGAAGCGGTACATCATGGACGTGGGCACCTTGACTCAGGAAATTGAAGTTCCTCAGCGCTGGTACGACGCCATGGTCTATCAGCTGGCTGCAAAGATGGCAGAAGAGATTCCAACTGTCGATCCGCAGATGATCTCGATCCTGGACCAAAAAGCTCAACGTGCTTTGCTTGAAGCGGAGAACGAAGAGCGTGACGATAGCCCAATCTATCTCACACCAAACATTGCGGTGTACACGAGATGAGCATCTGGCTTGACACCCGTGGCAACAGCACGCTGGGCATCGGCGTGTGTGATCGTTGCCGCCGGAAGATGTCGCTAGATGTCTTGTATTCTGACCCAAATTCTCCTGGGCTTCGCGTCTGCAGAGAGGACCTTGACAACCTGGATCCGTACCGTCTGCCGCCTCGTCAGCCTGACCAAATTGCCCTGCCCTTCGTCAGGCCAGATGCTCCGATCGGAACCGATCCAGCAGGCCTGATCACGGAAGATGGAAACAACTTCCTGATCGGCAACAACGATGAGTACCTGACGCCATGACAGTCCCATCAAATCTCATACCGACCCTGATCACTAGCCTGCCAGTCGCCCCGGTTCCTACACCGACGGCGACAATGGTTTGTGTGATCGGCGGCGTGACGTACCAGGTCCCATTTATTGACCTGCAGTCCACCGTGTCCGTGCCAGCAACCCGCATGATCAACACTGGCGGCGGCCTTCAAGGCGGTGGCAACCTGTCTGCTGACCGCACCTTGAGCATCGCCACGGCTGGCGTCACCACAGACAAGATCGCAACGACCGGCGTCGTGGCCGGCACGTATGGCTCTGGGGCCATGATTCCTGTGGTGACAGTAAACGCCCAGGGCCAGGTCACGAGTGTCACTGAGGCCTCCCTAGTCATCTCTGGGTATGTTCCTGACACCAGGCAGATCATTGCAGGAACAGGACTCAGCGGTGGCGGCAACCTGCAAGCCAATCGCACCCTTAGCGTCAACTTCTCAAACACCAACCCGCTTTCAGTTGGGTCGGCTACTCCTGGCGTCAGCAACGTTGCAGCCCGTGAAGACCACGTTCATCCGGCCATTGATCTGGCAGACGCGACAGAAGTCACTGGCATCTTGCCACTGACCCAGGGTGGCACAGGTCAACAAGTCTTGAACAACGTTCAAGGTGCCGTCTGGTACAACGACGGCACAGGATTTGCGCAAACAACTCAAGGTCTTCCGAGCCAAGTCTTGTTGTCAGGAGGTTCTTCAGCTCCTACTTGGGGATCGGCCTTGATCGTCGCTGATCAACCGGCAAATTATGTCTATGCCGGTCCGACAAGCGGCGCGGCGGCCCCTACCACTTTCCGTTTGTTGGTCAACGCGGACATTCCAGCCACCTTGACCGGCAAGACAATGTCAGGCTCGCTGAATACGTTCAGCAACATTGGCAACGCATCTTTGACCAATAGCTCGGTCACCTACAACGGCGTGAACGTTGCTCTTGGCGGATCTGGAACAATCACAGCCACCACTACGGCAGCACTGACAGTAGGGACTGGCCTGCAACTGAATTCAGGCACTACGTTTGACGGGTCTACTGCCAAGACCATCAGCATTGATAGCACGGTCGTCACGCTCACAGGGTCGCAGACGCTGACTGGCAAGACGATCAACGGTCCTGACAACACACTGACCAACATCGGCAACTCCAGTCTGGTCAACTCAGCCATCACCGTTGGTACCACGTCAATCTCGCTGGGATCTAGCAGCCTGACACTGGGGGGCTTGACCTCTGTCACAGTCACCCAAAATCCATCGACAGACTACCAACTGGCCACCAAGCTCTATGTTGACACCGTAGCCCAAGGCCTTGACGCAAAAGCTTCTTGCGTCTACAGCACAACCAACAACATCAGCTTGTCTGGTCTGGCAACTCAGGCCGGTGGCGACTGGGCTAGCTCACTGACCGCAGGTGACCGCATCCTGGTCAAGAACCAATCAGCCCCTGCACAGAACGGCATCTGGATTGCCGATGCGGCTGCGTGGACTAGGGCTCCGGACATGAATGATTGGGCGGAGGTTCCCCACGCCTTCACATTCATCCAAGACGGCGCAACCCTGGCCGACACAGGTTGGGTATGCACAGCCGCATCGACTGGCACCATTGGCGTGACTGCCATGCCATGGACCCAGTTCAGCGGAGCTGGTACCTACTTGGCTGGCACCGGCCTGACCCTGACCGGCACGACCTTTGCGCTTACTACCCCTGTTGCTGTGGCAAACGGCGGTACAGGTGTGACAACCAGCACCGGTTCCGGCGCAAACGTGTTGGCAACTAGCCCCACACTTGTGACCCCTTTGCTTGGCACTCCAACATCCGGCACGTTGACCAACTGCACCGGCTTGCCATTGACCACTGGTGTCATCGGCACGTTGCCTGTTGGTAACGGCGGCACGGGCGCGACTACAACCCCGACAGCAGGGGCAGTCGCTTATGGCACTGGAACCGCTTACGGATTCTCGGCAGCAGGCTCTAGTGGCCAATTTTTGATTTCTGGTGGGACCGGTTCACCCACGTGGACTGACACCATTCCTGGAGGAACTTACGCATGACGACCATTCTGACCAAGAAGAAGGACACCAGCGGCGCGCCAGCGCCAGGTGACCTGACCAATGCAGCTGGCGGCGCAGAACTGGCCGTCAACACTGCAGACAAGCGCCTGTACACCAAGGATGCAGGTGGAAACGTTGTTGAGATCGGGACGAACCCCACGATCCTGAACATTGACAACATCCAGATCGATGGCAACACGATCAGCAGCACCAACACTAATGGCGATGTCAACATCACGCCAAATGGCACGGGCTCTGTTGTCATCAGCAAGCTCAGCGTCACAGGAAACACGACTCTGGGCGATGCTTCAGGCGACAGCCTGACCACCAACACCGGCACCTGGACGATCAACAACGACATCACGATCAACACGAATTTGATGTATTGGGATCGGGCCAACAATCGCGTTGGTTTTGGCGGAACAACTGCTCCTGCGTTTGCTATTCACTCTGCTGGGGGTGGGTTGTTCTCTGGTAGTTACTCTACTGCTACTGATCCAGTTTACTCGGGCGTGTCTTTGGGGTTTGAGGGTACTGGGAACATCGGCGTCATTGCGTCTACGAATCCTTCGTCTGCCACTTTGTCGCTCCGTACCAAAAAGGGGGCGACGTTCGCCCCGGTTGAACGAATCAACATCGATGAGAACGGGGTCATCAGGTTCAGGAACACCAACAGCGAGACGAGCGGCACCCAGATCACCATTGGGTCGGTCTCCATGTCGTCTGTCTTGAACATTGTGCCTGACGGCAACGTGGTGCAGAACTTGGGCAGCGCATCAAATCGCTGGGCCAATGTTTTTGCTTCTACGCTGAGTGACGGAACCAACTTGACAATGGTGTCGTCCAGTGGAGCCAATATGCACTTAGCGGCTGGTTCTAGTTGGACTAGCACAATCGTGTACGTCTCCGGAAGTCCGAAGGTTTATTTCAACTCCAATGGCATTGGTGTTGGCGCAGCGTCAAGCGCAACTGACCTGCTTTTGACGGATGGCACAAGCACACTGACAATTGACGCGGCGGCCAACTCCGAAATAATTGCAAACGGTTCAACAGGGTTTACACTTAACGCATCTAACGCTTCGGGTCAGATTTTTTTCCGAACGGCTGGTGCACAACGGGGTCAAGTCAGCCCAAGTGGTCAATGGACTGTAGGCGGTGTTGTTTCCAATCCCGCGGCTTCCGCCAACCTAATTGTTAACAACGGCACTACTGGTGCGTCCACCTCAGGCGAACACGTTTTGGTTGTTGGCAACGTCAACAACACTGTTGGTTCTGAGCGCGGTGCTGGCGTTTACCTTTTTGCTCAAAATGCTGCTACGGGCGGCTCTGATCAAGCGTCCATTCTTTTTGCGCACCGTAACAATGCAGGAACCGGAGAGGGGCCATTCTCGGGGATTCGTTCGTACAAGGATAGTGGGTCTGATACTTCTAACCTTACTTTCAGGTACGGTAGCTCTAACGGCACAGATTCTTTTGCCGGAGCCCTCTACGGCAACGGTCGCTGGGGGTTTGGTTCCTCTGTCACCGAGGCACAGACAAACACGACTCAAGCAGCCGTGAGCGTGTATGGGGCCTTTGTTGCGGGCCAACTTAGTCCATACACCCGGTATACCTACATTGGCGCCACTGGGGCTCTGACATCTCGTTTTGACGATAACGCCATGGTTGGGCCGATCAAGATGCAAAACCTCGGCATGACGGCTACAGGGCACGGTGTGTTTTTGGATGCACGGCTAGCCACGGACGGCATCAACGACTATAACGGTGGTTCAATTGAATTCGCCAGCGTAGGAGCCTACACCTCGACTGCATCTACGCAAGACTCCGAGATTCGGATGCGAGTGGCTGTTGACGGGAACAATACGACTGTTGCTACGTTCACTAACGCAGGCAACCTTGCGATGGCACAAGCGGACAAAGGCATTGACTTCAGCGTCAACTCTGCCGCCGCAGGTGCCACCAGCGAGGTGCTGAACGACTATGAGGAAGGTACTTGGACTCCCACCATTTTGTACGGCGGTTCAGATACCGGGCAGACTTATGCCATTCAAAATGGGCGCTATGTCAAGGTGGGCAGTATTGTTCATGCTCAGGGCTACGCTCAAACCAGCGTAAACTCTAGTGCGACAGGCTCATTAAGTATGGGGGGGTTCCCATTTACGTCGGCAAACATCACCGATTACCGGATCATTGGAGCCGCGATGATTGACAATGCGGCGACCGCAGTAGATCAGCCCGTTGGTCAAATGACAGGTAACGCCACAACAGTTCTTATTATTTCTGGAACCGGAGCCAATAATGCTACTGCTCTTACGGATACTGCGCGGGGCGGTTCATTCCGAGTGTTTGTAAGTATCACCTATCGTGTCAGCTAATCATTGAAAGGAAAACAGCATGTCTCTCAGCAAAGAAACCAAAGTTGATATGGTTGAAGTTGTCGAAAACGGCGCGGTGCAAGTTCGCACTGCTACGCGCATTCTTGAGGATGGCGAAATCCTCAGCCAATCGTTCCATCGCCATGTCGTTATGCCTGGTGATGACTACTCGGCAGAAGATGCTCGCGTGAAGGCCGTATGCGCGGCTGTTCATACACCTGAAGTTGTCGCCGCGTATCAAGCACAGCTGGCCGCCCAACAAAAGGCAGCAAGCGAAGAATAAGGGCAAAGCCTCCCGGCCCATGATGGGAGGCAACTTTTGGAGAAAACATGGAACTGACACTCAAGCTGACAGTTGAGGAAATCAACGCAATTTTGCAGGTGCTGGGAGACCTCCCCACCAAGACAGGGGCCTATCCTCTTGCAATGAAGATCAAGGCTCAAGCAGACTCGCAACTGCCAAAACAGGAACCAGAGAAGAGGGACGAGTAAGGTATGGCTGAAGAGGGAATGCATCTCGCTAAAAGCGACAATGCGCACATCGATAGACGTTTTGATGAGATCCTTGCGGAACTCCGCAAGCTTAATGGTGCATTCCCTCGCAGTGAAGATGGCAGCGTCGACTTTGAAGGACACAAGAGATACCACGAAGAAATGATTCAAGCAGCCAAGGCACAAACGGAGTTTTGGAGAGAGCTCCGCCTTGACATTGCTAAAAAGGGCGTCTGGGGATTGCTGATCATCGTCTGTGGCCTAGTCATTGTTGGCATCACTGCCAAGCTAGGCATAACAACACCAGGAGGGCAGTGATGGAGCACATGAACGAGATCGCCAAAATCAAAGCAGAAGCCGAGATTGAGCTTCGTAGACTTGAGTCCCAGGCCCCAGCCAAAGAGATTGCAGGAAAGGCCATTGGCAAAAATGGTCTGTTCTACATCACTTTGATTGTGGCTATGGGTGTTGGTGCGTCAATAGTTCTTGAGAATGACAAGATTGCTGCTGTCATGGGGTTACTGGGAGCCGCTCTGACGGCCCTGATCAGTATGCTCAACGGAATTGCTGGCGCCAATCCAAAACAAGAGAAGCCAGAGTTTGAAGTCATGCGGCAACTGATTGACAAGCTTGACAAGCTTGACCGCAAAGAGCCTCCGATGTCAGTCACCGTCGAAGGCGACAAAGTCACCGTCACAAAGGGCGATGACACGATCACCACTAAGAAGGAGGCGTGATGGCAATTCCAGCACTGCTTGCTCCCCTGCTTTCTCAAGGCCTTTCGTTGATAGGCAACGCCGTCTTGGCTAAGGGAAAAGACTGGGTCGAGGAAAAGACCGGCGTGAAGCTTGATCAGCCTTTGACGGCTGAGGATACGCTCAAGCTCCGTCAGTACGAGATGGATCATCAGGAAGAACTTCTTAGACTTCGCCTTGAAGAGAAAAAGCTGGGTCTTGATGAGTTGCAGATGTTTGCAGGAGCCATTCAGAACGAGAACAACAACGTCTCGGATCGTTGGAAAGCAGACATGAGTTCGGATTCTTGGTTATCTAAGAATATCCGCCCCATGAGCCTGATTGCGATCTTTGCGGGCTACTTCTTGTTTTCGATGATGTCTGGCTTTGGCTATGACGCAAATGAGTCCTACGTGAACCTTCTGGGGCAATGGGGCATGCTGATCATGGGCGCTTATTTTGGTGGCCGCACCATTGAAAAGCTAGCTGAGATGAGGAGCAAAAAATGAGCTTGAGCCAAGAACAAGCCGCTTTCCTGGTCGATGCCTGCAAGCTGATTCAGTATGCCACGGAGCAAGGCTGGATGGTGACGGGCGGCGAGCTTTATCGCACGCCTGAGCAGCAAGAGATCTATTTGAAGACGGGCCGTAGTAAGACTATGGCCAGCAACCATTTGAAGCGCTGCGCCATTGACTTGAACTTTTTCAAGGATGGCAAGCTAGTTTGGGACAAGGCACAGATTGCTCCGCTTGGAGCCTATTGGGAAAGCCTGAGCCCCAAGAACCGTTGGGGCGGCAATTTTAAGAGCCTGGTCGACGTGCCTCACTTTGAGAGGAACGTGTAATGCCCGCAGCAATGACCTTCACAACGCTGCAGAACGATGTTCGCAGCTATCTTGAGCGAGGTGGTTCAGCATCAACCGACCCGCTTGTCTATGCCCAAATTCCAAACCTGATCACGCTTGCAGAGCGCCGGATCAGTCGGGACCTGAAGATTCAAGGTTTCCAGACAGTTGTCGTGACGACGATGCAGAGCGGCGTGGCTGTTTTGCCAAAGCCAGATCGCTGGCGCGAGACCATCAGCATGAACGTGGGAACCGGCAACCAGAACAACACAAGAAGCCAGGTGTATCCACGATCTTATGAATACTGCCGCATGTACTGGCCCGATGAGACGCAGCTGGGAACACCTGAGTTCTATGCCGACTATAACTACACCAACTGGCTGGTCGTGCCAACGCCGGATTTTGCATACCCCATCGAGATCCTGTACTACGAGCTGCCAGCCCTGCTTGACGAGAACAACCAGACGAACTGGCTCACAGAGTATGCCCCCAACTTGCTGCTGTACGCGACGCTGCTTGAGGCAACTCCATTCTTGAAGAACGACGAGCGGATTCCAATCTGGCAAAACATGTACGCCATGGCCGCTCAAGCCTTGAATGGTGAAGACCTGAAGAAGATCTTGGACCGTGGCGCCGTGAGAAACGAGGCCTGATATGACTGTCTACACCAACATCTTTGGCGGATCTAACATAAGTCCGTCTACCGTAAGCTACTCGGCCGTCACGCTGAGTGCGAACACGTCTTTTGATTGGCCGCTGGAGACAGCTCCGTCGTCAAACCTGATGGCCACAATCATGGACATCACGTCGTCGACGCCCAACCTCATCATGACCTTGCCAGATGCTACCGAAGCATCAAATGGTCAAACTGTCCTGATCAACAACGTTGGGGCCAACACGTTCATTGTTCAAGACTATCAAGGCAATCAAATCATTGCACCGACCGGGGGCTCGGTGTGGCAGATCTACCTGACCAGCAACACGACAACAGGGGGTACCTGGGAGGCCTTCTTGTATGGGGCCCAGGTATCGACTGCCAACGCAGCAAGCTTAGCCGGAACAGGCCTCGTGGCCCTTGGCACCCTTTTGTCGCTGGCCATGCCAGTTACCCAGTTCAACGTGAACTACACGGCGGGGACCACAGACCGAGCTAAGACGTTTGTGTGGACAGGAGGAGCCGGCATACTGAACTTGACCAATGCCGGTACAGTTGGCGGCAACTGGTTCATCAACCTTCGCAACGAAGGCACAGGGGCTCTTGTTGTTGACCCTGCGGGATCGCAACAGATCAACGGATCTGCGGATTTAACGTTCCAGCCAGGCGACTCGGCGACCATCTTTACTGATGGCACGGCGTTTTACACCATCGGCTATGGCCAATCACCGGTATTTGCGTTTGACTACACGTCGATCAACATTGCTGGTACTGGTGCCTATACTCTGACGGGTTCAGAGCTCAATCGGATCTCGTACAACTTCACAGGCGCCTTGACCGGCAATCGCAGCGTCATTGTGCCGCCGACAGTTCAGCAATACTGGGTGGCCAACAACACAACTGGCCCCTATACCCTGACCATCAAGACGGCTGCAGCTTCTGGCTCTACGGTCAACCAGGGGTCTAGGACCATCATGTACTGCGATGGGACTAATGTCGTCATCGCAGATACCGGTGGCGTCTCCGTTCCAATTGCCATCTCTGAAGGCGGCACTGGATCAACCACGGCAGGTGGCGCCTTGATCAATCTTGGAGGGACTGCAACCGGCATTGCTCTCTTTACGGCGGCATCACAGGCTGCTGCCCAGGTGGCCATTGGCCTTGATCCGATCAATGGTGGAACATACTGATGGAATCGACCCCGGTCATTCTTAAGTCGCAGCCGGGTATCAAGAGAGACGGTACCAGGTTTGAAGGCGACTTTTACGTTGACGGACAATGGGTCCGGTTTCAACGGGGCTTGCCACGCAAGATTGGCGGCTACACGGCCATCAGCCGCTATTTGTCTGAGATCAGCCGGGGCATCAAGACTTACACGGAGAATGGCGGGACGTACTTTCACTCTGGTTCTGCTGGCTTTGTAGAACGGTTCGTCATCGATGCCCAAGGGGCCACCAGCCTCGTCATCAACCGCACCCCGTCTACCCTGGCTGTCAATGACGCCAACAAGTGGCAGTTTGACGTCATGTACGACAGCTCAGGCCTGCCTCCTGTCAACATGCTGGTGGCTCAAGTTGCCCCAAATGGCAATTGCATCTGCAACAATGTCGGTGGCCAGCTGTTCGTAGGAAACCTGACAGGAACCGCCGCCCTCCAGGAAGTGACTATATTCCCAGCCGGTGCAAATATAACTGGAGGGGTCTGCGTGCTGCACCCCTACCTAACCTACTTCGGCACAGACGGCTTCTTGGGGTGGTCAGTTGCCGGTCAACCCACAAACTTGACTGGTCTGGGTTCTGGAAATGCCCGCATTGCCGCCCAAAAGGTTGTTCGTGGACTGCCACTTCGTGGCGGCCCTGGAAACGCTCCGGCAGGCCTCTATTGGTCTGCTGATGCAGTCATCCGCTGCTCGTTTGTTGGAGGTACCTCGGTCTTCCAGTTTGACACGATCAGTAGCAATTCCAGTATCCTGAGCCCTAACTCCGTCATCGAGTACGACGGCCAGTACTTCTGGTGCGGGACAGATAGATTCCTGATGTTCAACGGCGTGGTCAGGGAAGTCCCCAACAACCTGAACATCAACTACTTCTTTGACGGTCTCAATAGGGCGGCTGCCCAACAGGTATTTGCATTCAAAGTGCCTCGTTTTGGCGAGATTTGGTGGTGCTATCCAAGAGGAGACGCGACGGAATGTACCCACGCGGTCATCTTCAACATCAAGGAAAACACCTGGTATGACACCGAGCTGCCAAATGGTGGGCGTTCAGCAGGCGAGTTTTCACCTGTCTACGCGGCCCCATTGTTGACCGGGGTCGAGCAGTCTAACTTCAGACCCAATAACCGGATCACAGAGAACGGTGACCTGCGGATCACTCAGGAAGAAGACCAGCGGATTGTGGAAGCCGAGGAAGGTTACCTGGTCTGGCAGCATGACAAAGGTCGCGACGAGGTCGATGGCCAGTTCATCACGGCCATTCCATCTTGGTTTGAGACGGCTGACATGAGCATGCTGGTTGGCGGAGCCCCAAAGAACAAGTGGATCCGGGTTGAGATGATCGAACCAGACTTTGTGCAGTCAGAAAACATGATTGTCCAGCTGACCGGAAGGGCAAACGCCAAAGCCAAAGAGGTCCCCGGACCAGAAAGGATCATCTACGCCACTCCGTCGACGCCGTACGAGCAGGTCGTCTGGTTCAAGGAAGAACGCCGCGAACTGCGATTCAAGTTCACCTCGAACACCCTGAACGGCGACTATCAGATGGGCCAGATCATCGCCCACGTAGCGCCGGCAGACGGCAACGTTTTGGGCGCAATCAATGATGGAGAAAGTTCCACGTGATCACGCAGCCCGTTATAATCGGCCTCAGGGACTGGGCAGACCAGGTGATTTTGGACTTGGACGATTACAGTCCCCTTCGGAGGCTAGACGATGAAACACAGTGGCAAGAGTGGGGATTGCAGTTCTGCGTTATCTCGGGACTGAGCCAGAAAAACCCACCGAACCCCTATGACTTCACCGACTGGCGCACATGGGCTGAACGCTTCGTACAGGTGGTGTCATGACAGATCAAGATTTTCTCAAGCTGCTGCAAGAAGTAGCTAAAAAAGCAAAGCCGTTTCACAACGAACTGGCTCCTATTGACGACATGGAGCAAGAACTGGCGGCTACAGGCCTTGATAGCCTGGACATGCTGATGTGCACAGTGTATCTGTGCGAGATTTACGACGTCGAGGACGAAAAAAGCAAGGAGATGCTGGTCAAAACTCCGCGCGAGTGCCTTGATTTCCTGACCCAGTGGGGTCGTAGACAGCCTCAAAGCCTTGAAGAGGCAGTCGGGATGATCAAATGAGGATCTTCCTGACTCATTCAAGGACGGTGTCTACCGAAGACACCAAAGTCTTCCAAGACCATCCCTATCCCCAAAAGATCCACTGGTTTCCTGAGAGCTATGCACGGGTCAAGACAGGTCTAGTGTGCCCGCCGCACATCGTGGCCGAGAAGATACTGACCCCGGACCTGTTTGCTCTTTTGAAACAGACCCAGCCAGGCAAGACAGCTTTCATCTTGGCTTCCGGAAACAGCAACTTTGCTGCCGAAGGCCATAAGATGAAGTTTGAGAATGAGCTCTCGTACAACTACAAGATCCTTCCCCTGTCCCTGACCCAGATCTATGCCGGAAGGCTTGCTGCGCAGTGCGGGGAGATAGATCACACGGCCACGGATGCCACGGCCTGCACTTCCAGCCTCAAGGTCTTGATGGACGTCCAGACCCTGATCAAGTTCTACGGCTTTGACAGGGTCATCGTGCTGGCCGTTGAGGATCAGGTCAACAATATGACCCTCCAGTTTTTTGGCGAAGCCAAGGCCACCTTGACAGAGAGCATGGCCGAGACTCACCAGGTGGTCCCCAGTGCATTCGATGGGCGCAACTTTGGGTTCTACATAGGCCAGGGGGCCGCACTGGCCGTATTCGAGTCTGAAGAGGCCGTCAAGCGTTCCGGGTTAGAAGTTACGGCCGAACTGGTCTCAGCTTACACCGCCACCGAAGTCCTGACCAACACGATCGGCCAACGCGAGGACGGTCAGGGGTTTGTCCGGGCGATTAAAGGAACGCTTGAACTTTGTCAAATTAGTCCAGAACAAATTAAAATCGTGAAGACTCATGGGACGGGGACCAAGTCCAATAATGCGGCGGAGAAGGCCGCTCTGGACTCCACCCTGAGTGGGTTTGTAGCGACATCGTATAAGCAGCGAATCGGCCATACGATGGGAGCGAGCGGACTCTTAGAGACCCTCTTGCTGTTCAAAGATTTGGAGAAGGGCATTGTGCCTGAGATCCTCAACCGAACAGAGAGGGACGACCGGTACCTCTCACATCCTGTTGAGGCTCCGGATGGCATGGTGCTCAGTTTGAGTGCTGGCATGGGGAACGTCTTCAGCGCCGCACTGTTTAACGTGAGGATCTGATCATGCCAGTTGTCGATAGCAAACAGCAAATGCTCCAAGTCGGGGATGTTCTCAGAGTTGCTGCTGAAAACACCAAGAGCGAATACCCCGTCGAGTTCGTCTACGCGACCTTCGTCAAAGAGGTCCAGATGCCTGGCAGCAAATTCCTTCGCTACGGCAACACGATCTACGTCATTCACGCCTCCGAACGAGAACCTCGCAAGGGAATGTTTCGCGCACTGAACGCGGACACCGCCCAAAATTTCATGGCTTCTGGTTTCCAGTTCGTCATCGACGCTTACAAGGCTGGCTTTGACACATTGGTCACCCAGTTCCGAGACCAGAGCCTCATCAACATCTTCCGAAATGTCGCAAAGAATCCGCCAAACCCTGGCATGGGCTACAACGTCCAGATGCTAGGCAATGGTGAATATCAGGTGGCTTTGCAGCTTGGAACACCTCGTGGAGGAGCTAGAGAATGAGTGCCGTTGTCGATTTTGTTGAAGACGTCGTTGGTGGCGTCGTTGAGGCCGTTGGCGATGTGGTTGAGTCCGTCGTCGACGTGGTCAAGGACGTTGGTAGTGCGATCGATGACTACGTCATTCAGCCCATCCTAGATGACCCACTGACTGCCATTGCCACGGTGGCAGGTGCAGCATTCTTAGGCCCGGCAATCGCCCCTATGCTTGGCACGGGTCTTGGAGCCGCAACTGGCTATGTCGCAACTGGACTTGGTGCAGCCGCTGGTAACACGGCCGCTGGCTTGGCGCAAGGCGAAGACTTCGACGATGCTGTTAAAGGTGGCCTGCTTGCTGGTGTTACAGCTGGCGCAACGTCTGCCGGCTTTGATTACTTGACAGGTGCAGGTGCATTTGGCGCAGAAGGCGCAGGTACCCCATCAACCGCTGCGGCTGCCGCTCCTGATGAAGCCTTGCTGACTTCCGCAGCTACGCCTGATGAGTTTCTTTCTTCCAGTGCTTCTCCTGTTGCTGAAGCTTTCCCTGTTGCCCCACGTCCTGAGATTGTCGCAACAGATCTTCCACCCCTGACCTCTATTGCAGATGATGCATTGACCAGTGGAGCATCTGGGACCTCTGGAGCAGCAGCCTCTGTTGTTGATGACGCCGTTGCTCCTCCTTCAGTCACCGGCCCAGAAGTTTCTCGTGATTGGCTGACAGAAGGTGTCAAGTTCCCCAAGACCGATGGCATTGCTGCCCGCGAGATTCCGTTAGACACTCCCCTCAAGTACAACCTTGATGGCAGCGTGGACTACGGCTTGATGGCAGGCATTCCTGAGACTTCGCCGATTGGATTTAAGCCAGGTGGTGGCGCGGGCCTGAATGTGCAGGTTGATGCATTGCCTGATTTCACGTACAGCATGGACAGTCTTGACCCATCCATTCGTGGCATGGGAGACACCTGGGTTGGTGAGAACGGAAAGCTCTATGGTGTTGGAACTCCAGAGGGCATGATTACAGAGACAGGTTTCCAGCCGCTTCCACCTCAACTGGCAACCACAGGTCCATCAACCACTGCTGGCAGTACTGCAGGAGCAGGCAAGACCCTTGGTGACAAGCTCAAGAACTTTGAGTTTGGCGACATCAGTTTGACTGACGTGGGCAAGGCAGCGATGAATTATGCTGTCGAGAATCCACTCACTACACTGGCTGCCGCCACGCTTGCAACAGGGGTCTTGACTGGCGCCGGAGCTCCTCCTGCAGGTGCAGGTGGTCCTCCTGCTGGAGGCGGTACTCGGGACGAAAACTTTGGAAAGCAGCTGGACTACTACAACTACATGCGGGACCTCCAAGCTTACGGTGGCGACCTAACAAAGTATGGTGAGCGCCCTGGCGAGCACCAATTCTTTGTCAACACTCGCTTTGAGCCTGTGCCAATTCCAGTGGCTCCTCCGCCTGGTAACAAGACGGGCGGCTTGATTCAATACAAGCAGCACCTTGCAAATGGCGGTATTGCTGGCCCCCAGTCTGGCCAAATGCCTCAGACTCCACAAAACGCAATGAGCCAACGTGAGGCCATGATGGCGGCTATGCAGCAACGCGCTGCAATGGCCAAGCGTCAGGGGGCTCTGGCTCAGATGCAAGGTGGAATGCCCGGCGGCATGCCGATGGCTGCCCCTGGTCGTGCACCTCAGGGAATGCAAGGCATGATGCCTCAGCAACAACCCGCTCGTCAGGGCCCCATCAACAGGAATCCGAAGACGGCCTACTACCAATATGGAACCCCTCCGGCTATGGCGATGGGCGGAGCCCTGAACATGGTGCGCAGCATGAACATCGGGGGCGGTGCCGACGGCAGATCTGATGACGTTGACGCCTTGCTGAGCGACGGCGAATACGTGATTGATGCCGAGACCGTGGCTCTGTTGGGCAATGGATCCTCTGAAGCAGGTGCAAAGCGCTTGGATAAGATGAGGTCCGGCGTTCGTCAGCACAAAGGCAAAAACTTGTCCAAGGGCAAGATCAGCCCGAATGCTAAGAGCCCACTGGCCTACATGAAGGGAGCCTGATATGGGGTTGCTTGACTTTCTGTTCCAGGGAAGTCCTCCGCCGTCTGTCACCACTTACGGTGAGACGACGACTGATCTTCCTACCTGGTATAGCGACTACACGCAAGGCTTGATCAGTCGCGCCAATGCGATTGCGGCCGAACCGTACCGGGCCTACACGGGTCAGAGGATTGCTCCACTCGACACGGCGCAAACCACAGCCTACAACAAGGCCCTTGGTCTAGAAGGAACCTACACGCCAACAATGACTGCTGCCATCTACTCTGCAACTCAGGGTGGACTTGGCAGCGCTCTTGGTCAGGCGCTTCCGTACTTCCAACAAGCCCAAGGCTATAACGCCTACAACGCAGCGACCCCGATGCTCGGGGAAGCGGCAGGCTTCTTGCGCCAACAAGTTGGTGATACCAGCGCCTTGGCCCAACCGTACTTTAACCAGGCGGGATCTTTAATTGGCACAGGCACTCAAGGTACAGCTGGTCTTGCATCTCCATTCCTGAACCTGGCTTCTCAGCAAACCGGTCAGGCGGGAGCAGGAACTGCTGGTCTTGCCACCCCTTACTTGCAGCAGGCGGCGGCAGGCACGGCCATGTCTGGAGCCGCCGATACCGCCGGACTTGCAAGCCCCTACATGCAGCAGGCAGGCCAACTGTCTTCTCGTGGCGCCCAAACGGGAGTTAGCGGCATTGAAGAATACCTGAACCCCTACCAGGAACAGGTGGTTGATCGCATTGCTAAGCTAGGGCAACGGAATCTCCGTGAGAATCTACTTCCCGAGATTCAGGATCGGGCTATTGCGGCTGGTCAATTTGGTGGCAGCCGTCAAGGCGAAGCCATCGGTCGGGCCCTGCGAGATGTTCAAGAATCCACCCTGGCTGCTCAAGGACAAGCTCTTCAACAAGGCTACAGTCAAGCGGCTCAGCAGCAAGCAGCAGATCGAGCTCGTCAACTGCAGGCGGCACAGCAACAAGCGCAATTTGGGCAGCAGGCGGCTCAACTGTCTTCTGCGGATTATCAGCGGATGTTGTCCGCCGCCGGTCAGCAAGCAGCTATCGGTCAAAGCATGGCTGGTCTCAGTGCCGCGGATCAGCAACGCCTGTTGTCCGCAGCTGGTCAGCAAGCAGCTATCGGTCAAAGCATGGCCGGCCTTACGTCCGCCGACTACCAGCGCATGCTGGCAGGTGCCCAACAGCGGGCTGCCATGGGTCAGGCAGCAGCAGGACTTGAAGGTGCAGACCTTGCAAGGTACGGCCAGGCAGGTGCTCAGTTGGGGGCCCTTGGCCAGATGTATGGAAGCTTGGCAGGAGCCACTGGTCAACAACTTGCGACTCTTGGTCAACAGACTGGGGCACTTGCTGGCCAGGACTATACCCGTCAACTTCAGGCTGCTCAGCAGCTTGGAACACTGGGTCAGATGCAACAGGCCATGGGCCTCCAGAACATCGGGGCCTTGGAAGCAGCAGGATCTGCTCAACAGCAGCAGTCTCAGCGCAACTTGGATCAAGCTTATGCCGACTTCCTGGCTCAGCGCGAATACGACCGCAACAACATTGCATTCCTCAACGCCGCTATCCGCGGCTTGGAGATCCCAACCAGTACGTCGACGACTTCTACTGGCCCTGGCAGCGTATATCAACCGTCGCCGCTGTCGCAACTGGCTCAGGGTGCGGCAAGCATCTACGGCTTCAAGAAGCTCTTTGGCGGATAACCGGACACGAGGTAGAACATGGCATTGACAGACAACGAAGACGATACCATCGAAGAAGGTCAGGGTTCCGAAGGCGGAACTCGCGTCATTGCAGACACCGCTGGCTATACCTCCAGAGCCAATCAGAATCCTTACACCAAGGACCTGAATGACTTGCTCAAGAAGTATTTGGAGCAAACGGACCGCCAGGCCACCGAAAAAGAAAGACTGCTAGATCAGGCCCGTCAAAAGTTGATGGCCCGCTCCTCTGGTCCTAGTGACGCAGAGGTGGCTTTCCGCTTGGCTGCCGCATTTGGCAAACCAACGCGCACCGGCAGCTTCTTTGAGACTCTTGGTGGCGTTAATGAGGCCACTGCCGGTGTTCTTGGTGAACGCCGCAAGGCCCAGCAAGAGCTTGAGGATCTTGATCTGAAATACCGGATGGCTGGTCTTGACACCAAGTCTGAAGGCATGAAGACCAAGATCAGTGCCCTTTCGACCTTGGCCCGTTCCGTGCCCAGGGACAAGGTGCCTGAAGTCGTGGCCATGCAGCAGATCGTGGACGATCCCAATGCGTCGCCAGACGCCAAGAAAACTGCACAAGCCCGCATCACCTACCTGACCACACGGGCAACACCTCAGGGTAACGAGATCGATCAATTGATCGCCAAGATCAATGATCCGAAGACTCCCCCTGAAGCCAAGCGCATGTATCAGCAACGCTATAACAAGCTGGTCCACATACCCCCAAGCGGTACTGACGCTGTTGCAAGCAAGCCTCAATCGCCCCAGGGTCGAATTGCGGCCGATGAAGGCTTGAAGCCAGGGACCCCTGAGTACAACCGCAGGGTGCAGACCCTGGTTCAGCAAGGCCAGAACAGGCTATCTGCGACCGAGATGAAGATGCAAGATGAGCTCAAGGACCGGGTTGTTGCCGGTCGCGAGGTCTTGCTGACTCTGGAAAAGGCTTTGAAGCTGAACGAAGTTGCATACGAGGGATCGACGGCAGGGGCCCGTGAGGTTGCTGGCCGCCTGGTTCCTCTGGTTCGTAGCAGCGAGGCGCAGACAGCGACTGCGGAGCTGGAGAACTTGATTCTCAGCAACGCGCTGAGCCAGCTGAAGGTGATCTTCGGAGCAGCACCAACTGAAGGCGAACGCAAGATCTTGGTCGACCTGCAAGGCTCTATCAACAAACCTGCAAAGACCCGTGAGACCATTTGGAAAAATGCTCAGGCAGCTGCGGCCCGCCGCCTTGCCGACAACCAGAAGCGGTTGCAAGACCTGACTTCAGGAGCATCGGCCCGTAGGGCCGCAGAAGAGCCAGAAGGCCAAGCCCGGGGCGGTCCTGTTCGGATGGCCAACGGTGGCGAATTAAGCCTTGCCAATCTTGGTCGGGCGGTTGGTCAGGGCCTTGGATTTGGTTTTGGCGACGAAGCCGTAGCCAGGGTTCGCGCCAGGATGGAAGGCCGGCCCTACGAAGATGTGCTTCGTGAGGAACGTGAAGCCTATCAAAAATTCAGCGAGAAATACCCCATCACTGCGATAGGAACCGAATTGGTGTCCGGCGCTGTTCCCACTGTGGCTGCCATGTTTGTTCCTGGTACCCAGGCAGCATCTGTGGTCGGCGGCGCCCGTATGGCTCAAGCAGCTCAGAGATTTGGCTCTGTCCTGCCAAAGTTCATGACGGGCCAGATGGGTAAAGCTACTGCCGTCGGAGCGGGAACAGGAGCCGTCTCTGGAGCAGGAACTGCAATTGAAGGCGAACGCGGCACGGGCGCTCTAACGGGCAGCGCAACGGGGGCAGTCATGGGCCCGACCGTCGCCAAGGGCATTGATCTCGGTGTTCGTGGCGGCAAAGCCCTCAAGAACGTCATCAAGCCATCGCCTCAGACGGTCCAAGATCGGGCCAACATCAAGGTGCTGGAAGCAATGAGTCGTGACGACATGACTCCTGCAGATGTCAGAGCCAAAATGCTTGCCGATCAACAGCTGGGTACCAAGCCGATGCTGATGGACGTCACTCCATCGACTCAGACCCTGGGTGAGGCAGTTGTGACGTTGCCTGGCCCTGGCCGCAAGATTCTTGCAGGTCCTCTGGGCGAACGCTTGGAACAGGGCCGTGACCTGGTTGGCCAGCGCGCCAGCCAGACCTTGGCCAGGGGCCAAGACTTCACGGCAACTGAAGACAGCCTGATGGGCCGTCTCCGTGCAAACGCCAACAACATGTATGACAAGGCCTATGCCCACGGCTCCGTGGACGATACCCGTCTGCTGACCGTCTTGGAAGACGACACCTTCAAGAGCGCCTTCCGTGAGGCCCAGCGGATTGCCGGTAAGGAAGCAAGGGCTGCCGAACTCCGTGGGGAAGATCCTAGCCGCTTCAAGTTGAATGACATCTACGACCTTGATGACAAGGGCAACATGGTGTCGGTTGGCAAGATTCCTGACGTCAGGACCCTGGACTACATCAAGCGCGGCATCGATGCCTTGATTGACAAGGGCTACAAAGGCGAGGGCATGGGCAAGGCAGAGGCCAACGCGCTCAAGGACCTTCGCAAGGCCTTTGTTGGCGTCATTGACGAGAACGTGCCTGAGTATGCGGCCGCTCGTGCCAAGTACGCCGGCGACATGGAAGTTCTCGATGCTCTCCGCCTTGGCAAGGACGAGTACTTGACACCGAAGATGCTGCCTGAGCAGGCCCGCAAGCTTGTCAGTGGCATGTCTGATGCTGAGAAAGATGCTCTCCGTATTGGAGCCGCCCAGTCGATCATGAGCAAGATCATGGATGCTCCCCAACAAGTCAATGCAGCCCAGCGGGTCATTGGTGCTCCAGCAACCCGCAAGCGCCTAGAAGCCTTGTTTGACAACCCAGCCGAGTATCAGGTATTTGAAGCTGCCTTGAAGCGTGAGGCAGAGCTGTTCCGCAACGCGCAAGAAGTGATCCGCAACAGCCGTACTGCCAACAAACAGGAAGCAATCGCTGACCTCAAGCGCTCGACGAACGTCTTGGACATTGCTGGCGAAGCCGTGAACGTTGCAACAGGAACCCCTGGTTCTGTAGTGGGCCGCGTTCTCAAGTACCTGCAGGCTCGTTCAACTCTTGACGAGAAGACCGCAGGAGAACTGGCTAACATGCTCAAGTCAAGTACTCCTGCTGAGATTGACAGTGTGATGACCCGTCTTGAAAAGAGCGCTGGTCAATTTGCACGAGAGCAAGAGCGGGCTGCGACCCGCCTGAAAGCCATCTCCGGCGCTGTTGGCACCGCGGCCCCCGAGGACACGACCACCAAGACTGCTGAGCCTGCCCCGGAAGAAGATGACGACGCCAAGATCGAACGCATCCTCCGGGAGAATCAGTAATGACTGAACTGAACAAGCTCAAGCAAAAGTACGAAGACGGTGGGAAAGCCGAGAAGATCAAGGGTCTTACGAAGTCGCTCCAGGCGGAAGCCTCGATCGGTCCGATCCCAAGGAGCAAGGCTGCTGAGTTCATGGGCGATAAGGTTGCCGGGGCCTTCAGGTCGGCGCGCAACGCTATGTCAGCTGAGATTCCTCTCATCGGCGGCACGGTCGGCGAACTTCTCATTGGCCAGACGCCTGAGGCACTTGAAGATTGGTCTTACGGTTTCGGTCCCTTTCGCGCTGGTCGTACTGACGTCGTTGGTCCTGCTGGTGCTCTTTATGGCATGAAGGTCGACGACCGTATCCTAGACGTTGCAGGAGCAGTTGAGCTGCCGTACCTGGCTGGCAAGCTGGGGGCCAAAGGAACTGCCAAGGCCGCTCAAAGATTCATGGATGCGATGAAGGGCTCGAAGCCTGGCGAGCTTGAGACCATGCAGCGCAAGTACCAGGGCGGCGGCCGGGTAGGCCGCTTTATATCTGCTGTCGACAAGGCCATTGACACCTTGAAGCAAAAGAAGGGCACCGGCGAACAGATCCTGAAGCAGATTGAGACCACTCCTGGGGTGAGA